AAACTACTTGGTCGTCACATTTTGATGCACCGAATTCACCAATGATGTTGGGCCCAACATAACGGGTGAACTGGGGCCTGCGCTTGCTCAAAACTCTGGAACTATTAATAACCTAGTTTCTGGTGCGATTTCTATCGATAGATCACACGATGGAACAGATCTTATTGGAGGTTCTCATTGGAGCGCCAAAGGATTAGCCTTTAGTGCTTCGCAGTCGAATTCCGTGTATGGCATATCTTCAGATGTTCAACCTCGATCAATCTTGCTTTCGCCATGCATCAAGTTTTAATGCACGGAAGAAGCAACAAAGAGCTCGGTTGCACTGTTGATGCTAGTCCGTACACCGAAGAAGACCGATTCGCCTCCAATGTCAAAATGCCGGCAACTTTATTTTGCCCGTCAGAACTTTTTCGACCTGTGTATTCATGGGAAACAGCGCCTTCGGCAAGCATTGAATCCCTTGAGTATCCTGTTGTTGACCAAGATCCAGTGATGTTGGGCCCAACATCATTGGTGAATTCGGTGCATCAAAATGTGACGACCAAGTAGTTTCTGGAGCATTTAAGAAAGATACGAACGGCTGGGGTGCAGACGGTGGCCAGGCATCGGCTTCCAAGTTTTCTTTCGACGCTTCGCGTTGTTCTGCGATTTACCAGTCTGTCACGACAGTTCAGCCTGCTTCTTTATGCCTTCTTCCATGCATCAAATTTTGATACAGGGTAGCAATTCCAAAGCCGGTGGTTGAACAGTCGCCGACGCTCCATAAAGAGAAGAACTTCTGGACGCGTCAATTCCTCCGCGTCTGATTTCTCTCCAATTTGAGGTTACTCCATTGCTGGTGCCTACAAATAAAAAAGCCCCTGTATAAGCCTCCGCAGTGCTGTCGTATGGCGCAAGTTGCCCAGTGATGTTGGGCCCAACATAACAGGCGAAACGACCAAGAGCTGCCGTCTGGTTCAATTGAACCACTTATGTTGGGTAAGCCAGCTTCGAGTTTTTTGCCGACGTCTGAAGTCGTGGTCGTGCCTTCGATGAAACGCTCATCCAAATTCGGCAGCGTGAAGGTGCTTGACCCGTTGCCTGTGCCGAACTTGGTACCAATAGCGGCAAAGAGCGCCGCATAGGTAGTTCTACTCACGTTGCTCCCATTACAAAGAAGCCATCCCGTCGGGATGGCTGTCGTTGCGAAGTAGCAAATTGCTCCAGTTGGAACTGAACTAGAACTTTTTTGGTTCAGATAATCTAAGACGGCTCGAACCGTCGCGTTGGCTGTTGCCATAGGATCGTCTCCCTACTCATCAGGAAATGTTGTTGTCGTCTGCGAAATCCAAAAACGCCTGAAGGACGCCAGGATCGTTGGCCGTGATTGCTTGCTTGACTCGTTGAGGAGTCATCAAGCAGTTATTTGCTGTGCCTGCTTCAGCCTCTGACTGGGTAGCAATGTCTCCACTTGCAATCTTTGCGAAGGTCACTGCTCCGCTTGCGATTGCCGCGGCATCTACCGCGTTGTTGGCAAGTTCAGAAGCGCCAACCGCGTTTGCAGCAATGGCATCGGCTGTGACCGAGTTCGTAGCCAGCTTTGCCGCCGTGATGGCGTCGTCGGCGATCATGGCGGTCACGACTGAACCATTGGCGATAGTCGCCGTAAGCGTGAAGTTCGCCGAGCCGTTGAAAGAAACCGAGCCCGTCAGATCTCCTGCAAGTGTCAGCGTCCGCGAAGAGGACCACCGAGAAGCTGTTGATGCGTTTCCAGATAGCGAGCCTTGAAAACCTCCGGTGGAGACAAGAACCCCTGCCTCTGTGAACTCCAAAGACTCGGTAACTGTGTTTGAACCGGCCGCGACGTCTTCGTCTGTGAGGTACGAAATGAAGAAACCGTCTTGATGTCCGTTTAGGACAAAGACACCGTTCGTTGACTTGAACCGAATAAAAGGCGTGAACTCTCCACCTGAAGAGTTGTCCTCGATCTCGACCATCGATCCGCCGGCTTTAGCGGCATCCACCCACCGAGTAACTGTGTTTTTTCCTGAGATCTTTCGCGTGTAAAAAGCACCAGTCGATGGATTTATGGCCACATCCGCATCAAACAAAGCACCAGCCGTTGCGTTTGAAGTTGATGTCGATGCTTTTAAAAGAATCGGGTACTTACCATTGGCCGTGCTTGAGGTTTGAGAAACCTTGTTGTCCGTTGGATTTTGCCAAGTGCCATCTCCGCGTAAAAAGCGGCCTTGATAGCCTTCTGCTGGAGCAGGGACTAAACCAGTACCACCAGCTGCACTTGATGTAGCTCCCTTAAACACCGCGTATGTTGTGTTAGGCGGGTTCTGCCAAGTCCCGTCGCCTCGCAGATACTTACCTTGAGCACCCGCTGCAGGAGCAGGAACCGCGCCGATCGTACCGGCAGCCGAAGAAGTGGCCTTGCCAAAGACCGAGACCTTCGTGCCGTCAACGGCAGTCGTCGTAATAGAGATGTTCTTCGATCCATCAAAACTCGTTGCCGTACCAGTCACCGCACCAGAGATAGCAATGGTTCGGGGCGTTTCCAGTTTCGATGCCGTTTCGGCATTTCCAGAAACATCGGTCTGAGCAGCCGGGAGTTTGAGCGCAAAGTGCTTAATCGCAGTTACTCGACCCTTGGCGTCAACCGTCACATACGGAACGTTGAAGCTGCCACCGAAGGCCAGCGTTGCTGCGGCACTCGGGCCGTAACTTCCTGCCGTGGCTCCGGACGCCGAGAGTGTGATCGTCCCAGACTCGTCCTGAGTACCGTTGAAACCGACAGACCACGTCGCGTCACCAGTCGCACTGATGCGTCGAGAAGTCTGAAGCTTGCTCGCACTGACTGCGTTGTCCGTCTTTTTCAGATACGTGTTCGCCGCATCGGACTTGGTCAGATACGGCGTCAGATCAATTGTCTCGGAGAGCTTGTCCCAGGCTTCACCGGTCCATGCATAGTTTGCCCCGGTGTCCAAGACGTTCCACATATCTCCCGTGACGTTGCCATCTGTCGGCAAATCGTCATAGGTCGCAACTGAACCTTTGAAGATAAGTGCGCTAGACACCTTCGCATCAACTTCGGCCTTGGTGTAGGTGTCAGAGGCATCGGCAGCTCCGATGTTGGTCCGGGCCTGCGTCTTTTGTGATGCATTGAGAGTCTGAGAGCTGTCGTACCGAACCACGCCGTCGGCCAGTGCTTCGGCAGCCGCAGCCGATTCCGCTGCCTGACTCTGAGCAAGAAGCGCATTTGCTTCTGCGCGGGTGGCAGACTCCTGCGCCTGAGAAGCAGCCTGCCTAGCCGCATAGGCGTTTTCCTGCGCGGTTTCGGCCGTATCCTGAGCCGTCTGCGCTCGCTGTGCGGCCGCCTGAGCCGCCTCGTTCGCATCTTCTGCGGCTTGCCGAGAACTTTCGGCATCACGAGCGGATTCTTCTGCATCAAGCTGTGCAGCCTCTGCAGCCTCTTTGGCGGCTCGTGATTCGGTCACAGCCGAGTCGGATTGAGCCTTGGCCGTGTTCGCAGTCTCGATTGCCTGCGCGGACTGAGTCAAAGCCTGGTTTGCCGTGTTCAGAGCAGTCTCGGACGTGCTAATAGCTTGTTCGGCTTTGCGCTTCGTTTCTTCGGAGATCGCGTTGTACTCGACGAGCTTTCCCCCGATGTCGTTGATGGCGTCTTCCGTTTGCTGAATGAAGGAAGCACCCGACAGCGCACCGGTCGGAGATTTCGCGTACTGAAATTTCGTCTTTTCAGCCATTTTTTACCTACAGAATGTCGTGAGCCTCAGCAAAGTCCTTAAAGGCCTGATCGATACCTCGTGCGAGGTTTTCAATCGTGTTGATCTGCACATTCCCCGAAAGATCGGTAGAAGCGCTTCCAGTCACATCACCGACTAGAGAGATCAAGATGGATGCCGCGAGTTTCTCGGCACTGGCCGCTGTTTCTTTCTTGCCCAAGGCGCCGATGTTCGTGCGGGCTTGCTGTTGCTGACCCGCCTGAAGGGTTTGCGGTACGTAGAGAACCGATGAGCTGGTGTCTGACCATGTCGTTGCATCGGTTCCTGGTGTCACGGGCTTACTGGAAGGCCCGTTTGCTTTCAGGCACTTGTACTTGATGCCCTGGTACAAAACCTCGTTGCCGTCCTCGTAGTCAAGCGAGGTTGAGTAGTTCATCAAGCCGCCCTGTTGGTACCAAAGAAGGAGCTGAGACAACAGGTAAAAAGCGCCATTAAAGTCCTCACGCTTAGGGGGCATACCGCCCTCGCCGATGGGCTGACTCGTTTCTTCTCGCCATCCTTCGGCTTGCGAAAAACGCCCGGTGCCAGCCTGCTGAGAAGTTGCCGGCGGAATCGTCTTGTCGCCCCGATCAGCAAGTGCAGTCGTCAAAAAATGTTGTGGGTATTTCGTCGCCATCTCAAAAATTCCGCCCAATAAAAAACCCGCTCGAAGCGGGTTCTGTTTTCTGAGTGTTGATAGTTGTTCAAGCGTTCATCGGGAACTCTTGCCCCGGGTTGAAAACACCTTGGTCAAAAGGCTGAAGGTCTGATCCTGCAAAGCCGAAGATGGCATCGTCAGGGTAGATCACCAAGAAGTTGGTCATCACGCCCATAGGTCTATTCAGTAAGCCATAGGCTCGCAGAATCGTGATCTGCAAGTCGCTCATCGATCCGACCACAACGATTGATCGGATACTCATGTTCTGATAGTCCACGATGAAGACTTGCTGATCCGTCAGCTGCGACAGCAACCGGTTCATTGTGGCGGCGCTCGAGTCGGAGATATTGCAGAGCGCTCGGTACATGATCAGGAACCGGTAATAGTCATCGTCAAACCGAATAAATTCACCGTCCACTTCAATCAGTCGGTCCACGCCAACTCGCTTGCCCCACCAGTCCAAGAAAACGCCCTTTGCCGTTCGGGCATCAGCAACGTCTTTCAGCAACTGATCCAGTTGCTCAGTCGCATCCAAAGCATTGTGAAAGATTTCAGCTAAAGCTTTGAAGTTCGGAGCATGAGCATACTGGCTCTGCATGGCGATGCTTGCCTTGCTGGGCACATCAGCCATTTCCCTAACATCTTCAACCTGTTGCAGGTCTTCCCATGTCTGCGTTGTGCTCATGGTTAGCCTCCGAAGACAAGGGTGATCGTTTCTTCACTGATTGTCGGGCTCTCGTTTGCAGGAACTTCCACGTAGTCAGCCAATCCCTCGCTGTTCATGCCAATCAAGACTGACTTGATGGGAGCCTTCGTCACATCTTTGATGCACTGGTAGAAACGATCTGCATACACAGTCGTGGCGAGCTTCACTCGTGGATTTTTCTGGCTTCCCTGCCCCAAGAAATCTTGAATGATTGCCTGTTTGACGTTGGATTGCGTAACTTCGTCCATGTTCTGGTCGAAAAAAGTCACCTGAATGTCGAAATCCACGATTGTTGGACGGATGATTTTGTAGGTGTACTTCGCGTTGTAGTGCTCTTCGTCAACGCAAGACACGTCGTAGTTGCCGCTGGTTCCGCAACCTGCCGCCTTGCAATCGAAAATCGTCTCTGCAATAGCCTCATCGTCCCCGCCAACCACACAAGCCGCCACGCTGTGCGGCTCGAGCGTCACCGAGTACTGAACTTGCTCGGCATTGGTGTAGTTTTCAAGGACTACACAGTCCAAGACGCCATCAAGATTCGCCAGACGGCTCTGCATCGTCGGCGGAGTTCCGTGGGCGTTTTTCGCATAGGATTCAAGCATGCGATTCAGAAGTTCTCCATCTGGCTCAACATCTCGACCTGTCACACCAGCTGCATCATTTGTCACGGCATCCCATCCGGGCACTACCGTCACAATCGTGTTAACCGTACCGGCACCGATTTCAACCGCTCCGTGCTCCACCGTTGCAAAAGTCGTATCCACAGTTCCGTTAGAACCGATAGTGGCCCCTAAAGCGGCGTTGTGACGAAGCTGGTTGCCGTTATCATCCTCAACCAGAACCCCATAAGGAATGGTTGTTCCCTTCAACCCTGTGCAAGTACATACGACAACCGTAGGTTCAGAAACCTTTCTCTTCAACCCATATAAGTTAGCTAGAGCGTCTAAAAACTGACCTCTAGCTGTTTCAGGATTGAATTGGTTTGCCAAGTACGCAACTTCCGAGTTTTTAGCCTCGTTTTCCGAGGCCACAACATCGATAAGTTGCCCCATGGGTGCTGTCGAGTCGACATTGACAGGGTCGCCATTGGCAGTCTTCGGCATAGCCTCCTGTACGGCGCTTGCCAAGTCGTCTCGCACCTCCCGAGTCGTCGGGATCGTGACGCCAGTTTTTTCATCAAAGATAACTTGTGCCATATCCGTACTGTGTTTCTATTTCGATCTTGCCGTGCAAAGTGCGAGTTTCCTGGTCAATTTTCGTTATCTCTATGTTGACCACGGAAAGAACTCCCGGGACACTCAGTGCCGCATTGCGCAGTCGTTCAGTCACAACCGATTCCTGCAACGGTTGGCCTAACTGGTCAGTAAACCAATCAATGCCTTCCTCGTACCGGAAATAGGCATCTCGTAGGAAGAGCCGACACTCATTGCAAACGTTCTGGCAAATGGCTTCGACTTCCGTCAGAAACTTGAGATTGCCATTTGAGTCGAATTGCAGATCCCAGTCCGGCGTTAAGGCCAACGTGTTTTCTGTGTGCATTACCCTTGTCCTGTTGACGTATTGCCACCATGCGGGCAAGTGTGCGTGTGGGACTTCAAGCCAACGCCGTCAGCCGTCACGTCACCACCGCTGACCGACACATTGCCAGTTACGCTAGCACCATTGCCACCGCTCACTGTCATACCGCCCGTGCCAGTTATCTGTCCGAGCACCGTGAGAGTCTTTTGCACTGTGGTGTCTCCTGTGATTGTGACGGTTGGGCTATCAACGGTGGTTGATCCGGAGGCATTTACAGTGGCATCAACCGTGTTCACAACAACCGATTGAGGAGCTGTGACCGTCACTTTCCCGTCGTCTTCCACACGGATAAAAGTCGTCGGCTTTTTGCCCCAAAAACCACCGAAGTAGAAGCCGTCCGAAATGCTGTAGCACCGGAATGAACCTGGCTGAATTGGTTCCGAACCACCGTTCAAAGCCGAAACGTCCTGCTGCGCAAAAACAGCCAATCCAATGTCACCCGGCTTGGGGTCAACAATGATCGCAGCCGAACCGTGTTGCAGGCGAAACCAACGAAGTTTGGGGATGCTAACCATGTCCAAAGCATCCCCTTTCGCCGATCTCATCTTGATCAAAGGTGTGGCCGACAAATAGCCGGCACCTCCGTTTTCGGCTGGCCTCTCGACTTTGTCCACTCGTACCGGGATCGCCGTGTTCACCAGTCCGCAGATGATTGAGCGAATGACGAAGTCCAAGACGTTGTATTCGCTTGACCCCGTGAATTCACCGTTGTTTTGGCTTAACTCTTCGCTCATTTCTCACTCCTCGATCCACATCCCTTGAAAGGACGTTGACCATGAGCCACCACCCGGATTGTGAGCACTGAGCTCGTGAACCAACTGCGTGATCTTGTAAACCCCCGAAGCGCTCGGGATGATGGTTTCGAGACGAACGGCTCCGCCGATCTTCAGATCAGGTCGAAAGAAGCTTTTCGCATTAACGCCCTGATTTGTGAATGTCGGGTATCCGATCATTCCCGTCTCAGCAGACACGATAGGAATGCCGCCATCAGTTCGCGTTGAGCCCTTTGCCATCAACACGACTCGATTGTCGTCAATCAGTAAATCGCTTCCTGTATCCCGTGCGATTTGTCGCATCTTCGTGATTGGGTCACCCGTCAAAACGCAGTCAGCAACCTGAGCATCAACATCCACAGACTCAAATGTGTATCCGCACTCGGCGCACAGTTGCTCGCACAAGCGCGTAGCCGATTGCGACCCCTGAACAGCTATCTGCGGAGTCGGCTTCAAGACATTGTAGGCACTGGTTTGTGCTTCGATCTTGAGAACCGGTCGAGCGCCGTTCAAATCGGCATAGGACACCGTCACTTCGCCCTGGAATATGCTCGAAAGCTCCGTCCCCTGCTCACCTGCGGAAATCTCAATGGCATTCCAACGTCGGTTAAGCGGCTTGAAAGCCAATGTCGTCAACTGTGCCATCGTGTCCAGCGACAAGCCAAAGATTTCAACCTGAGCCGTTGCAAAATCGACACCTCCGGTTTTGCTGATATTGACGTTGGTCGCATATCCCTGAAATGTGTACTGGTTATTGGCGCCCTGCACGTCCAGCGCAATGCTGACTGCAATGTCTTTCAAGCTGTAAGTTGATTGCATTCTTCTTCCGTCAGGTAGCAAAGAACGTATCGGGACCCGAGTTCAGAGTATTCCGGGTGGTTTTTCCCATCCTGATCAGCAAAAACCAACTTTCCTTTGAAAAGGTTCGTACCCCAGGCTGGAATCTGCTCTCTGTTCTGGCAAATGTGCGTTTTGCAGACGTCTACGTCGTCTGCCGTCAGAGACAAGAACAGAGCGCTTCCCATCTGTCGAATGTTGATTCGGCAGTTTTGATCGTCGAGAACGACAGAAAAAGACTGGTTCGGCACCGGCTGCAAAGGAATCGTGTACATGTCCGCCTCAGTTGAAGATGTCGTACAAAACGCTGTTTTGCGCCCTCACTTGTCCTCGTTTGGTCTCGTCCGCACTTGTTGGGTTTCGCGGTGACCATTGCACGGTCTGAGTTGCCAACGACACAGCCTTGACCTCTTGAAACGAACAAGAGACTTCCAAAAGATTGACACCGTTAGTAGCTGAACGAGTCGTGCTGTACCCGATAAGCGTCATATTGAAAAACACTCTTGAAGGCGTCACGATCATGAATGTCGTTGTACCTTGTCGGTATTTTTCAAGCAGTGCCAAGGCCGCGTTCTGTCTGGTGTAATCACCAGAAAAAAGAAGCCTGACTGTGACCTCTATAGGAGTCGGCACTTTGTCATATGCAAAAAGTCGTCCGTTTTCCTGCGGCTCAATCGGGATGCTTGCCGTGTTCGAATCCTCAAGCTGGTCAACCGTGTCGTAGTCGCAAATCTTGCGACCAGAGCTGTCAACGACAGCCCAAGTTTCTGTCTGGGGCATTTTCAATCATCCTTTTTGAACCACTCCGGTCTGAGCGTTCACGAGATTTCGGTTAGAGCGCGTCAAAGCACGATCCACACCAACTGACACAGCCTGTCCTACCGCTTGAGGATCAGCCGTCGTCTGGATGTGGTTCTCTACCGTGACCTTCATATCGTTGGTAATACCCCCCGCTCTTTCGGACTTCTGTCGGATTGCCGCAATTGCACCATTGGCAACCGGCATCTGAGGCATCGAAATTTCTCCGATCAACTGAGCGGCCACGGGTTGAGGACTTGAAAGCAGCAGATGCTTAATCAACTTTTCGTTGATCCGTCTATCAACGCTTTCGTGGCTTTCTCGAACCGCTGACTTGTTCAGTACGGTCTGAGTTCTGTTGACCGTGACAGACCGAGGAATTTCTTGTTCCTCATCATCGGGATACTCGACTCCGTCATCTTGATAGTTTTCCCATTTGATGCGATTTGGACGTCGATTTCCTATGGCATCGCCATTGTCTTCACCATCATCATCATCCGAGAAGAAATCGGAAACAAGCGAGCCAAAACCACCAAGCAGGCTTTTGAGTTTTTCTTTCAGCCAGCTCAGAGCTTTTGGAATTCCCTCAACAATGGCTTGCGGGATGTTGGCGATAACAGTTCTAACCTTTTCAAAGGTGCTGGTAGCCGCCGAGTAAACGTCTCCGAAAAAGCCAAAGATTGAAGCGACAGCATCAGCAATCTGTCCGGGGATGCTTGCGATTGCCGATAGGAAGTTACCGAGGTTCTTTCGGAATTCGTTGATCTGCTGATCGCTGAACCCGATCCAACGCATGAAGTCGCCAAAGAGCGATCCGCCTCCTTCCAAGAAGGACATCAGATCGTCAATAGCAAGCCCCAGCGCGGCAACCGCTGCGATGACCACCCCGAGCGGATTAGCCATCAGAACCGCATTGAAAGCGGCAACAATGGTTGTCCCCGCCCTTACCGTAGCAAACAGGCCTTTCAGTCCGCCGATCAGGGCAAGGATTTTTCGAAGGTACGCCCCTGCGATTACCGCTCCGAGTCCACCCAACAGAATCTTGACCGCTCTCGAATGCTCGTTAAGAAACGCTAAGCCATCGGACAGCACGCTCAACACCTTGTTCACGATGGGCAAAACAGCCACAGCAATCGTGTTTGCAAGCGACTGAGCTGTGTTTGTGAACTGACGCCACAGGATGTTCATGCGGCGTGCGTTCTCGGCCTGCTCCTTCGTGAAAGCCACCCCCTTGTAGCTTTCCGCGACCTTGTCGGCTACGTCCTTGTGCTTGATGAAAATCGCAGATGCTTCCTGAGACAACCCCATGGCACGCATGAAGTATCGTGCCTGGACATCCGTCATGCCCTTGACGTGTTCCCCCATCTTGAAGAACTCATCGGCACCACGACCCGTCTCAATCGTCCACTGCTGCAAGGCATCCTTGAACGCCTCGGCAGAACCGCCGGCGTCTCGGTTTGCCTTAGCCCACGCATCGATTTTTTCAACAGCCACACCAGTGCGTTCGCTCAGGACAGACAGCTCTTCGCCCATCTGCGAAAAGTTCTGAGCCAAGCGGCCGCCGGCAAACGCTGCGGCAATCGGCGCAAACAGGGTCTTCAATAGAAGCCCCAATCCGCCAAGCTTGCTTTCGATCGAGTCAAAAGCTCTGCCTGCCGTAAGAGCGGCCTTTTGCGACGTCGTGCCGATGTCAAGGATTTGCTCTGCGACTTCGTCCGAGACCTTGCCGGCAATCAAACCGCTTTTCGAGAATTGGATTGCGATTTGATCAATCGGCTCAAAAGCCTCACGCATCTTGCGCTCGAACTCATTGATCCCATTCGCAATTAGACGAAAGCCTTCGGTCGCTCGCCCCTCAAAGTCGTTGATTGACTTGGAAGCTCGATCCAACCCGTCAAGGAGCTTTTTCGAATCAATTCCAAGCTCAAAAAAGAGCCCGTTTTCATTGTTTAGCATTCTCAAAAGCCTCTTGCTGTTTTGTGTTGGCTAACCAGTTGTTGTAGGAACGAACCTGCAAAATCTCGTAGAGCATGTAGGCATCTTCAAGCGTCAGATCACGCTTCAGGTCAAGCAGTGAAGCCAGACCTGCTTCCACAACGGCCCCGCAAACGCGAGGCACGTTGGAATAGGCCGCGGCGCCGGCTACTTCTGAGCACTTGGCCCGGTAAAGAGCCTCGCGAGGAAACTTGAGAGCGTGCCATCTGAAAAAAAATCGAAATTCAGCTTTGCGGCCTCAAAACGAAGCTGAACAAGCGTCAGCGGACTTTCGATCAGACTTGCATTGGCACCTGTAAGTTGCACAAACTTCTCTCCATTGATCAAATGGCAACAAGCCAAAAGATCATCCAAAAGAGGCTTCGCGTCCAGATAGTCAAGCCTAAGGATGGAAGTCATCAATCCGTTGGTTCCATCCTCGATAGAAGATCGCAAATCTCCGACATTCTTACCAATCGCCAAAGCCGCGCGATACATCCACTGTTCAGCCTGAAGCGCCGGCATACGCCGAATGCGAAACTGTCTTTCCGTCGATCTGTCTTGAATCGTGATAGTTACAGCGTCGTTCATTAGAAGACATCCTCAAAATCGAAGGTCCAAGTAGTAGGCTGCAGCGTGCGCTGGATGGCTGGCATCGGTGGAGCACTCTTCAGAACTCCTCGGACATACGTCTTGACCTTTTCGAGAGCCGGCTGATAGATCGTCAACGTGCATTCATAAGGTCGGTTGTTGGCCTTCATTGCGTCTCGGATGTATTCCAGGGCGGGCAGCGACGGAGATGCAGCCTCCAGAACAATCGCTGTTGCACGACAGCATAAAGTACCCACCAATCGACAACCGAAATGACCCACCCCGGTTGTCGAAGGAGGTACTTTC